CCTAATCCTAATGTTGATCTTTGTGCAGACGCATCTGCATCGTCTAGTAATGCTTTACCAGCAGAAGTTAAATCATAAGTCCCAGCAGTGCCAGATCCAGTAAACTGTATTCCTTTATCTGCTGCTGACGTTAATCCCGCTAATGCTTGTAGTTCTGCATCTAACCTAGCATTTGGAACAGTGCCACTTGATAAATTAGAAGCGTTTAATGCAGTTAGATTACTACCATTTGCAGCGACTATATTACCACTAGCATCTAAAAAAACAGTTTTAGCTGCTGGTAAAGTACAGAATATAGTTCTTGTACCAGAACTCCAGCTAACTTCATTATTAGAATTAGAACTTGATAAAATAGTAGTTCTAGCAAGTGTAGTTCCAGAAGATGTAAATGTTCCTAATCCAACCTCAAAGTCTGTGCCATCAGTACAAGCATAATATGTAGTATCAGAATTGCTTAAATTAGCAGTAAAAGTTTCAAAACCAGTAACTGCACCAGCCAGTGTATAAGTGCCAGTACCAGTTGTTGTGGTTGTTTCTTTTATTCTATCTGATATTACAAGTGCCATTACTTCAACTCTATTGTTAAGTTACCTGCATTAATTCTAAATATATCACCACTAGCTATCGTCTTACTTGCATCTAATGCACCAACAAAAAGTATATTACCACTGCTTGATGCGTCTGCAATAAACACATGAGTGATCGTATCATCACCGCCTCCACCAGAAGCTGGAAACTCTATATTACCAGCATTCGTTGCAGTTTGTGTATCTGTTGAATCAGATCCTATGGTTGTCCAACCAGAGGCAGCCACTTGTACTCTTGCGTAGTTTGTAAAGTCAGCTTCTGTTACAGATCCAGTTTCAGCTGCACTCACTGCCGTTGCAAGTCCTACATAAATACTATCACCAGGCGATGAAAAACTAAGAGAGTTATTTTTAAATATAAAATGGTCTCGATGGCAGACCAACTCTATAACCATCTGTGTTTTCTCTTGCCTCTCCAAGATCTTTTACTCTTTCTAAGTATTGTGTAAACAATCCATTATAGTTTTGTATCACATCTGGCTCACCTTTCATAAAAGTATAAGCCTCTACAAGAGATCCGTAAAGTAAAGCAAAAGGTGCATTAGTGCTAACCCATGTTGTGCCACTGTCAGAACCTGCCGTTAAACTAGCTGGTCTGTAAAAATAATTTAATTGCACTGTATAATTACTATTTGGTGTAGGTGCTAGAATAAAGTTATCTTCATCAAATCTAGCATAATACTTAGGAAGTCCAGTTGTCGATGAAGCTGGTGTATATTCTCTTAAAAAATTTACATCTTTCTGTAGTAAAAAACTTTCAGACCCAGAGGTAGTTATCTGTAAAGAAAATGATGCTAGATAATCAGTTGGCACTGTAAGAAACTCATCTGAAGATGTTAACGCACTTGTTACATTTTTTCTAAAATAATCTAGATCTACGCTTTTTAGTATCTTTTCTTCGGCGGCTTTTACAAAGTTAGGTATGTTGTTTACAAAAGTCGTTTCTGAATTATCAGTATAATCTTGTATTGCTGTTGTTAATGTCGCTTTTGTAAAACTCATTTATGTCCCCAATGTTACAGGTCCAGCAGTGACAGATCCTCCACCACCTCTTATTCCTCCAGTTGTAGCAGTACCACTACTTGCTGTAAACGTATATGTATTGTCATCTACTTTGGTTATAGCATAACCAGATGAATTATTCAAAACAGTTGCTGTAAACCCATCAAAACCAGTCGCATCTCTGAATCTAACAGTGTCACTTGTTGATCTACCATGTGATGGTTCTATGACTGTGATAGATGCACTACTAGCTGTAGATAAAAATGGATTCAATCCTAATAAATTTTCTACAGATACTTCTGTTCTTTTGTCTGGTCTCGGCTCATACAATGCTGTGGGGTCTGGGCCTGGATAATTAGGCTCTAACTGTGGATGTTTAGCCTCATACTCGTCTGGACCTACTTTTAGTCCGTTCCATTCTTTTCTCATTTCACGCAAACGATAGCGAAAGCCAGACCGATCTGAGTATCCGTATGCCTTTTTACCACTTGCGTACCTAGCCATTAGTACCTCAAGTATGAAATATTAGGTGTCAACTTTAGTGGTGTGCTACTCGCATCTTCTGCCGCGGCTCTTTGAAACTCTTCTTCATAGATAGCTTTGAGTATTTGTATTCTGTCGGGTGCTCGTTTTATAGCTATGTAATAAGCAAGTCCAGCTGCCATACAAGGTAAGAATCTAAACGGTGCGTCAGTTGTATTAACCAAAGCGTCTGCATCTTCTATTCGTCTTACATAGTAAAACACCAAAGTGTAAGAGTCATCAGGAGTAGACCACAACGTAATTGTAGGTGTAACTTGTCTGTCAAAGAAATACTGACTTGGTTGTCCAGTGCTTGTTTTATTTGGTATTCTTAAATATTCACTACGGCTCATTTGTGTAAGAGTAAAATCAGTACCACTGCTATTTCGTAATACAACTTCTAGTAAATCTACGACTGTGCTGTCCACAAGAGTATAAGATGCGGTTCCAGAACTAACAGATACAGTTGCTTGTTTTACTGTCCATAAATTAAGTCCTCTGTTTGCCCAGTCTGCAAACATAAGATTCAAAGATCTTCTAGCAGTTTTAGCATCGTACCCAGTTCTCATCTCTAAGCCACACC